AGAGCAGCCCCCTGACTGGCAACCCCATCATCGACCTACTGCTCGCCGGACTTCTCGGCGGGATCAGTGTCCCCGCAAGCACTGGTGTGGCCCGAAGGCTGCGCCAAGCACCTCCCGCCGCATGATGCTGCGGCCTTACCCCTACTGATTTATGAGTACCCTCCTCTCTAACGCGGCCCTCTCGGCTGCGCTCCTGACGAACCGGACGGCCACGTTCGATTCCGATGCTGCACTTACGATCTGCGACGACTCGGACGGCGCTACTGGCTTCACCGTCAACGCTGATCCTGTTCTTCGCTTCGGTTATAAGTTCAAGACCACCACGGATACCTCGACGTTCCGCGTCGGCTTCCGCACGGCTGGTGACACCGACTTCGCCCCCGGCTACGGCGTGACCATCTACCGTGATGGTTCCACCGAGACCGCCGAACTGACGAGCACTTGGCCTGGGACCTTCGACGTTGTTGAAGGTGATGGTGTTGTCTACGTTTCGATCTCCCCCTCCGATCTGGATTCGTTGTCCGGTGTTGCTGTCGAGATCGCTGTCGATCTCAACGGTGGTGAAGGTGTTGACCTCATCGACCTCCGTTACGACCTCACCCCGGTCTGATAATAGCTGAGAACGCCTCTCAGTGACCTGTAGCAGCGCCACCCCTATGGGGGAATCATGGCGAGGACGCGAAGGGACGCATCTGGAGGTGGGCTCAAACGCTCATCGTTCACCTTTCTACTTCAATATAACTAGCTATGTCTGCTAATTCCACTCCCACGCGCGTTGGCGCAATCAACCTCGGAGCTGATTCCGAGGCCCTCTTCCTGAAGATGTACTCAGGTAAGGTGCTCGACACCTTCCAGACTGCATGCAAGATGGAGAACATGGTCGATGTCCAAACCATCGGCGCAGGTAAGTCGTTCCAGTTCCCCGTTGTTGGCCGCGCAGAGGCCAAGTACCACCAGCGAGGCAAGAACATTCTTGACCCCGCGAACGGCTTCCTCAACGAAGTCGAGCTGGCCGAGAAGATCATCTATCTCGACCGCCCGCTTGTTTCGGCCCGCACGACTGACGATTGGGACCAACTCGTGAACCACTGGGAAGCCGCTTCCCGTCTCGCCACCGAGCAGGGTCAGGCCCTCGCCCGTAAGCGTGACCAGCAGCTTCTCCAGCTTGTGTGGCTTGCCTCCCAGGAGACCGCTGCTCTCCTCAACCAGCCCTCCGACACCAATGTCGCCCCCGGCGGTAACGTGTCCGTTGGCGGTTCTGGTATCGACTTCTCGTCCAAGGCTAACGCCGAGGCGGTGGTCCAGGCTATCGGTTCTGCCGCTGCCGCCCTTGCGGAGCGCAACGTCCCGATGGAAGAGATCTGGGTTGCTTGTACTCCCGCGCAATACTACGGGATGCTCACCGCCCCGGAGTCGCCGTTCATCCGTCAGGAAGTGATGAAGGGTGCCAACGGGGATCTGTCGATGGGTCACGCCATCAGCAGGGTCGCCGGGTTCAACATCTTCTCCACGAACCACATGCCCTCTGGTGTGGTTGGTGAAGACATTGGTACGAACAACGACTACGGTGGTACGTTCCCGACCAGCCTCATGCTGGCGTTCCATAAGTCCTGCATCGGCTCCGTCCGTCGTCAGGGCATGACCGTGACCCGCTCGCGTCAAGACCAGATCATGGGTGATCTGATCCAGGCGTACTTCATCGAGGGCCACGGCATCCTCCGTCCTGAGGCGTCTGTCGCCATCATCGACTGATAACCGTAAAGCCATCCTGCTACGCCGTCTCGTCGGAGACCCAGCAGGGGGCTTCGCTACCCAACCCCGGCCCCCAGTGGTACTTGTGCTGCTGGGGGCCACTTCTTTCAACTGAATACTATGGCCGGATTCAACATTACCGAGCTGGAAGCTGTGAACATCATCTTGGCGTCTGCCGACATGATGCCCGTTACACAGATTACCTCACCGACGACCTCCGAAGCTGTACTGGCTCTGGGGCAGCTCGATAACGCATCTGCCGAGATTCAGGCCGAGGGCTGGAACTTCAACACTACCTATGATGTCGAGCTGCCGCTCGATGGTAGCAGTAAGTGTCCGACCCCCGACTCATCCATCCGTGTTATCCCCACGGACAACCCGGCGTACATCCAAAAGAACGACTTCATCTACGACCGGAGTGAGGCCACTTACGTCTTCAAGGCACCCGTCAGGGCCACGGTTGTCTACATCAACGATTGGACTGAGTTGAACTACGAAGTCCAGAACTACATCACCAAGAAGGCAGCGCGTCGGTTCCATGAGTACCACGTTGGCTCCTCCGATGCGCTCCGTAGTTTGGTCCAGGACGAGCAGGAAGCCCGTCGACTGATCCTTGAGGCTGAGATGCACGCAGGGCGCTACTCCATGTTCGATGCCCCGGACATGCACGCTGGTCTCTCCTACGGTAACTCCCTTGTTGGCCGTGCCTCGTTCAACGGTGCCGATCCCTTCTACACCCGCGACCACTGATGACTGGTGCTGAGATTGTCAGGAACCTCCTCGGAGGTGTATCCCAACAGCCGGAAGATCTACGCGCCCCTAATCAGGCGAAGGAGGCGAAGAACATCGTCTTCGATCCGGTGGAGGGGGCATCCAAACGCTACCCGTCGAACCACGTTGCCTCCATCGACAACGCCCGGCAGAACCAGAAGCACCTGTTCACGATGGACAGGGACGATGAGCAGTACCTCATCTGGGCCGGTGATAGCGCGTGTGATGTCTACACGAACGAGGAGGTCCAGGTTCCTGTCGTTGACTCCACCAACAGCGGTGCGGGCTACGTCCCCAAGGCTGCGACCCTCACGTACCTCAACGGGGACCGGGACACCCTCAGGTCCCAGGTGATCGTCGACACGGCCTTCATCGTGAACACTGGGGTGACGGTCGAGCGGGAGGAATACTCTTCGATTACACCGGCTTGGCGTACAGTTGCTGGGCTGGACGGACAAGCACACTGGGCCAACGTCTTCATCAGACAGTTCAACTGGTCCAGCACTGTGAAGGTCCGCTGGAAAGTGGCAGGAGGTACATTGGAGGAGGTGATCTACAGCACCCCGGCTAACCGGACTCAGCGTTCTTCCAATACAACCTTCGGAGCGACAGATGTCTACCTGAAGTGTAGCAATTATAAAGTCGTATATGACAGCGACATCGGTGGGTGGAAGGCGCAGTGGGGGAACCTCCTCACACCTCCTTCATCTCCGGGTGAGCCTGAGACTCCGCTGGTCGATGAGTCTAAGCAACTCTTCGGGCACACCGCAGGTGGCACCATCTATGACAGTTGCACGTACAAGTCGGGTGACTTCGTATACGATGTCGCTACGCGCGTGGCGAAGCTCGCCCCAGGTGTCACCCCGTACATCGGAGATATGTACTTCGGGTGGGATTTCATCCAAGATCCAGAACTCGCCAACACTACAGGGCGGATGCGGACGCTCAGTGAGAGGGCCAGCTCGCCCGCTGATTCTGCAATTTCCGCACGCTCCTTCCCCATCCGGGCGGACTTCGTCGCGGAGCGGCTGAAGGAGATGATCGCGGATGTTGGTGGTTCCTTCCCCATCGCAACTATAGCACCAAGCGTGGGCACCAACCACGGTGGCAGTTGGTTCTCACTCAAGGCACCAACGGGTGCGCCCTTTGAGGTCTTTGAGGTGATCGACAATGTCGACAACACCTACGCGACGGGTTGGACGCACACGGTAGAAGATATCAGCGACCTTCCTCTCGTCTGTCGTCACGGGGCTGTGGCGAAGATCGAGAGCCAGGAAGAGGACAACGCCTACTTCGTCGCCTTCCAGACCGAACAGTTCACCAGGGAGAATAAGACTGTACTCGATGACTGGGCCGCTTACGATCAGTTCGGTAAAGGGACCTGGGTGGAATTCGTTCCTGGGAACAACAACCCTGTTACCCCCACACTCCCGAAGGACGCGCTTACAGCCACCACGATGCCGCACATCATCAAGCGGATCACGGTGACCGCAGCTATGATGGCTGATGGTACGTTCACCACGAACTGGCCCGACGCATTAGAAGACGACATCTGCTTCGATGTCCGGCCCTACGACTCCTGGGACCAGCGGGTGGTCGGTGATGATGACACCAATGAGCCGCCCTCCTTCCTGGACTCGACGATCAGCGACATCTTCTTCTGGCAGGGTCGGCTGGGCTTCCTCTCGGAGGACAACATCATCCTCAGCGAGGCTGGTAACCCGGACAACTTCTGGCGAACCACCCAGCTCTCCCTCCCCGACAGTGACCGCATCGACGTTGCCTCAACCGAGAACCAGGGTAAGTCGCTGCGATACGCAGTCCCCCTGGACGAGCGGCTCATGGTGTTCAGTGACGACACGCAGATCGTCCTGACCTCCAACGGCATCCTCTCACCCAGCACGGTCGAGGCACCCGTGGCCTCCAACTACGAGGGCCTGAAGAACGCCCCGCCGATCCTGTTCGGTAAGAGCGTTCTCTTCCCTTACAAGAACCACGGGTACGTTGGACTCCGCGAGTTGATCCCCCTGGACCGCCGGGAGAACTTCGCTTCGATGGAGCTTACGGCTCACCTCACCCGCTGGATCGACGTTGGTACGTCCCACAAGGTTGTGGCGAGCACCTCGGAGAACATGCTGTTCGTTCACACGGACACCAACCCCGACCAGCTCTACGTCCTCAGGTACGTCAAGGGTGCCCAGGGTGAGTACCGGATGACCGCATGGTCGAACTGGGACCTTCCGATGGACATCCTGGACTTCACGCTCCTGGATGACGCTCTGTATCTGATCCTCGACAACCGGAACGGTGAGACCGCCATCGAGCGTATCGACCTCGGTTCGGGGCAGGATGACTCTGCTACCAGCGGGGAGGCGTGGCTCACGCATATCGACCGGAAGTTCTACTGGGACGGGAGTGACCCCGCAGTCAGCGCGAACCACTCCCCCGGTCCTGACCACACCACCTTCACGTTCTCCGTGGCTGACGGAATGTACGAAGCCGAGTACACCTCGGGCCTCAAAGCGTACACGGTCGACGGCGAGGTCCTCGACGACAGTGGGCATGGCACCAACCCCGGCGGTACACACTACCGGGTGAACGGGAACTACGAGGGAGTCCCCCTCTGGTTCGGTGTGCCCTACGAGATGAGGTGGGTAGCCAACAGGGTCAACCCACGGGTTGCTGCGACGGGTGGCTCAACACCGAGGCTCTCGAGGCGGACTGTCAACAACAGCGCCGTCGTTGCATTTGACCGGACGGGGTACTTCGACACGACTGTGAGCTACCACACCGGCCCCACGTTCGTCACCACCTTCGCGGGTGACACCTCAAACAACATCAGCTTCGGGTCGACTGACAGGTTCGACACGACATCAACTGATAAAATCCGGACA